CCGATATACTTTTTGTTTGTATCCAGTTCTGTGATAAGGTACACAAATCCTTGGTACTCATCTGGGGTTTCATTGTAAGGTTGTTCATTGTATAACCACATACATTATATATTATCTCCGTCAAACACTCCAAATCCCCACTTTTTTTCTAGACAAGCCCAACATTTCTCACACGGAGGGTAATTTGCTGTAGTGCAAGATATGGTAAACGGAAATATTTCTTGTAAATTAAATTCTAAATAAAGTCTATATTCATCCTGTTTATTGTAATATCCTAGTAAAGATTCTTTTTTGTATTCTTCACTTACTCGTTCATCTCCGATATTTGGAAATGGGAAATGATCAGGTTTGGAAATACCTCCATATATTTTGCATGTAGAATTAAGGATATGTGCCGCTTCTATATAATATCTTTCTTTTAATTCACCGTGTTTTTTTGAGTGGTAATAAACATATAAGTCTTTTATGTTTACATCGTTGAATGTATCTTTTATATAATCAAGAATAAGTTTTGCTCTTGGTAAAAAAAGAGAATCCACACTTCCAGCTCTATCATAAATAAAACAAGGCTGAACCGTGCAATCTAAATTATTCTTACTTATATAGTAGCAAGTAAGGTAAAGTGCTAAAGTAGAATCTGTTCCGCCAGAAAGAAAAACTATAGGATTATTATTAAGATTCTTCCTTAGCCATTCTTCCCATTTATTACTCATATTCGATCTTAAAGATATTCAGGATCCAGTTTATAATCTTCATAATCTACATCCTCCGCATTTGCTCTTCTTCCACAGATAGGGCAGAATTCTGGTTTCTCATAAGCGATAATGACGGATTCATTATCGCACTCTTCACATTCTATCTTCCACTCACTCATTAAAAATCAATCTCACAAGCACCGCCTGCACAGGCTGCTGCACCCATAGTATCTACATCAGTAAATACTTGTTCTGTAAGATCTTCATTCCAATTTACCGGTGCTAAGTTCTGTTGGATTTTATTCCACTTATGGAAAAGATATGCGTCTTTCAAACAATACTCAGCTTCTTTAATATCGCCCTTTAAATAATTATTGGCAAAGTTTTCAAATCGTCTTACCCAATCCTGTCTTGCGGAATTTTCAGATGATTCAAGAGAGATATCTAAGCCAAAACCTTGAGCTGTAGAACATGCGTCCCATAGATTAGGGAATACTTTCATCGCATCAACTACAAGGCCTGATGCAAAGATAGCCGCAGGACCATACTTTTTAATCATTTGTTTTTCATCAATCACAGCAGTATTTGGCGCTTGATTGTAGTCTTTATCACCTGACATACCGAGGAAAGAAATACCTGAGAATGAATAACGATTCTCAAAGACATATTTCTCTACTTCATCCCAATCATCAACGATAATAGTATTCGATACGTTATGACGAACACCTTCATCCGCACAAAGTTCTTCATTTGTACCTGCAATCACCCAGTGTTTCTGAGCTTTCTTTACAAGCTCAAGATGTTTTACACCAAGTAATTCATCTTTATACATTGAACCTTTGTTTGGAATAATAGGAAATGAAATCACAACATCAGTACCGTTTGCAGACCATACAGATTCTTCAATCATATATGGATTTGATTTAATAATAGCTTGTGTAATTTCAGATTCTTTATTCATCTGAATGTTGCGTATATACCGTGGGGAGTGTTCGGCATGGATTCCACTTGCTGTTTGGAGTAAAACACTTGCGTTACCACTTGGCTTGACACAAGTAGTCCGAGCAGCAGGATTGATGCCGATAATAGCCGCCACCTTTTTATTAACATCTTTGACGATCTTTGCACCTTTTTCCAAAATCTTTTCATTGAACAGTACCTCAGGATTATTCATCCAACCCGTAATAGAAACACCGAGCAAAGCTTCTCTGTCAAAGATTTCCTTTGTGGTAGGCGATAAGAATCTAAAGTCTGTATAACCAGCCTGTAGTGTACCGAGAATAGCACCTGCACGGCATGCTTTATAGAAATCTTCTTCTGTTGTACACATACCACCATTAATCTCAGTCAGGTTACAACCTTGCCAACCAGACTTACCGTCAATCTGTGGGAACATACCGATTTCAACACAAGGATTCGTAGTATGTTCTTTTGATGTGGTAAAATAGAAACCAGGTTCACCGAATGATTTCACAGATTCCATAATCTTTGCAAACATTTCAGGAGTGGCTTCATCACGAACAATCACTGCAGAGTTATTTGAACGACCGCGTTGTGGATTATCCATAAACCAATTACCAGTTTTAGCTGTCATCATCTCATCATCTTCTGGTGAGAAGAGACAGATAGTAGCTGAACGACGAACACCACCTGATAGAACGGCATCAGCTGCGTGCATACAAATATCATATACAGTAAGTGGTTTCATAGTGATAGGATCTTTAGAATCAATTACAAGATTCTGTAGAATCAATTCAATCTTATCAAGAGACTTACGAAGACCTTCTGGACCAGGCGCTTTGAAACCACCAGAAATCTTTGCACCTTTTGGACGAATATGAGTTAAATCAAAGAATACTCTACGACCTTCATATTCAGGAAACTTACCGCCTCCAACAAAATAAGAAGATAACAAAACGTCAAGCGCAGATGCCCAACCCTCGATTGAGTCTTCTACAATATAACCTTTTGCTTGCTTAGTTCTTTGTTGAATTTTTGGAAGTTTTGCTACATGATGTTCTTGTACAGAAAAACCTGCACCAGCACCACAAAGGAGAATATAAAAATACTCTCCAAAAAATTCAGGTCTATCTGCATATGATGAGGTACAGTTGTACATTCTCATCTGATGCTTCATCAATTGTTCACCACCGAATTGTAGTGCACGTTGAGCTCCGAGTACACGCTGTTCTTTATAAGCAGTACGAGCTTCTTCAATGTAATCACGTAATTTATCAATGTTGTTTGTATAATTTTCTTCGTGCATTTCAAGCACACGATCAACCGCTTCATCCCACGATTCATAACCGCCATTCCCGTATTCTTTAAAACGCGAGTAGCCTTCGTAAAACTTGGTCTGAGACAAAAACTCTCGTGTGTCTACATTCGGTGTAGCCATTTGATACCTCGATATCTGATTGTTTTTTTTTACTTATGGTAGTATTATATATCAAAACGCGTGTCTTGTAAACAGTTAAATGACTACCTGGGGTGATTATTTTGTAGAAAAGTTTTTTCTAATCTTTG